CGCCTTTGTAAACAACAACATCGAACAACTCAGCACATACCTGCGTCTGTTCGTGCCAGAACTATCAACCAAGGAGAACTAAGATGAACAACACTGCACTTAACCTCGCGACTGCACCTAGGATTTCGGTGCCGTCTATCTCGTCCGCAGCGATGCTGGTCGAGCTGTCTGTCAGCGTGTGGACAGGTATCAAGAAGGACAAGCGCGCCTCGCAAGATGTAGAAGCACAAAACGGTGCCGATACGGGCGTGGCCAAGGTGTCCAAGAAACTGCTGGGCGACTGCGCCGAACTCAAAGCAGTGCAGGATTTCACAGCAAATGTGAGAACTGGTAGCCACTATGCGATGACCATGCCGTGGTCCAACAGCGGGCTGCGCTTGCTGCCTACTGCTAAATACTTTGACTACACCAAGACCATGACCGCCCTAGAGGCTGACTGGTGGAAGCTGGTCGAGACGTTCCTCGCCGCATACGATTGGGAAGCAGCGCAAGCACAGGCCAAGCTTGGTTCTTTGTTTGCACGTGATGAGTATCCGACCGTAGAGAAACTACGCGAGAAGTTTCGGTTCAGCGTTAACTATATCCCCATGCCCGAGGCAGGGGACTGGCGTTTGAATATGCAAGCCGAGGCGGTTGATGTGTTAACCGCACACTATGAGAAGTTCTACTCAGAGCAAACTCAGCGGGCTGTTACTGCAACGTGGACGGTCGCAGCTGAAGCACTTACAGCAATGTCAGACCGCCTAGCCGATCCAGACGCGGGTGGGAAAGCAAATAAGAACGGTTCTAAAGTGTTCCGCGATAGCCTTGTGGAGAACATGCTGGACGCCATCGACAAACTGGAAGTGTTCAACTTGACAGGTGACCAGACAATGCAGACCATGCAGAAACGGTTGCGGCAGTTGATGGACGGCGTGACGCCTGATGCGCTGCGCGAGGACCGTGAGTATCGTCTGGCTGTTAAGCGTGAAGTGGACGCAGCCATCAAAGCACTACCATCATTGGACCTGTAAGGAGGAGCCCATGGGACTTGAACAGTTTAAGGCCGCATACGAGGCGCTGCCTGAGAGCATACACGACCGCGAGGACATCGCCGATTTCGTTGCGGGGGTGGCCGTGTCCTACATGTCCGTCGAGGAGGCCATGCAGGTGTTGCTCTTTGCTGCGGCCAAGGTAGCCGAATACAGAGAAGAACTGCAACGCCACAAGGACGAGTGCACCTGTGATAACTGCACCGCCAAGCGCGCTGCCGAAGAAACCAAACACTAAGCGGTCTCCGCTTAGTAACTACGTGATTAGTACTACACTAGTCTACTATACCACCCACAAACAAGTTAGCCAGAGCGCTAACATAACATCGGAGAACTAAACATGTCTAACGCAGCGCTTGCCATGTATGACCTTGGCATTGACGAGATTGTGGATCTGATCCGTGAGGTAGGCTCAGAGACCACGGTGTTGGCCGAAGGCCACATGGGCACGGGTAAATCATCTATGCTCAAGACTTTGGCCAAGATGATGCCGACCCACATCCCGCTCTACTTCGACTGCACAACCAAGGACTTGGGTGACATCACTATCCCCAAGCTGAAGGACTTGGACGGCAGCGACTATGTGCGCTTCGCAACCAACGAAGAGTTGGGCCTACACTTGCGGGACCAGCCGACTATCCTGATGATCGACGAGTTCGGTAAGGCCAACCCATCTGTGCGTAACGCGTTGCTGTGCTTGATCTACGAGCGCAAGATGGGCAGCTACACATTGCACCCTAACAGTATTGTGTTTGCTACCACCAACCTGATGACCGAGGGTGTGGGCGACAGTGTCCAAGCCCACCAGTGGAACCGCATGATGCGTATACGTGTTCGCAAGCCCGCCCATATGGAGTGGATCGAATGGGGTATCAACAACAACATCGACCACAGCCTGTTGGGCTGGGTCAAGGACAACCCGCAACTGTTCCAGACTTTCGAGGAGGTTAAGAACCCCGACGAGAACCCCTACATCTTCCACCCCAACGCGCAGCGTCGGTCCTTCGTGACACCACGATCATTGGAGGCGGCGTCGAAACTGCTGCACAAGCGGGCCCGCTTGTCGGATAAGATCATTACCGCTGGTTTGATTGGCACCATCGGTGATCGTGGCGCGTCTGACCTCATGGCTTTTGTGCGGTTGGCTGACCAGCTTCCGACTATGCAGTCTATCAAAGACAGCCCTGAGACGGCTAAGGTGCCGACCTCCGCATCCGCTGTGTGCATGGTTGTGTATCGCACCCTGTCCTCCATTGACCGCGACTGGATCGACGCATGGATGACCTACATGAACCGCCTCGACAAAGAAGCGCAGGGCCTGTTCGCCAATGGCGTTCGCAGCCCGAAGTATTCCAAGCAAGCGTTGGTGATGACCAACACAAAGTTCACGGCTTGGGCCATGCAGAACAACTACATGTTCGCCGCTGACAAGCGCTAACTACGGGGGCTAAGGCCCCCTAACAACTTCCCCAGTAACAACGGAGACAACGATGCTTTCCATCGGTAAATCACTCACGCCCGAACAACGGGTGTCTAAGGCTATCGTGGATATCATGGCGAACGGCAAATATGTGGCCCTCGCAGGTGTCCTGATGATTGGCAAACGCAGCATTGATGAAGACATGACAAGTCGCATGAAGACTGCTTGCACGGATGGTAAGAACGAGTTCTATCATCCAGACTTTGTCAACGCGCTAAACGATGCCGAGTTACGCTTCCTCGTGCTGCACGAGAACTATCACAAACTCTATCGGCACTTGGAAACGTGGCGCTGGATGTATGACGAGGATGGCCCGCTGGCCAACCAAGCTTGTGATCATGTCATCAATATTAAACTATCTGATGACAACGCAGATGGCTTCGCGGTTATGACAGGCGAACTCCTCAAAGGCTTCTGCGACTTTCGCTTCCGTGGCATGGACGCCGCGCAGGTCCACAAACTTCTTAAGAAGGAGAAGAAGGAAGGCAACGGCGGTAAGGGTAAGCCGCAACAAGGCCAAAGCCAGCCGCAGGATGGTGACACTGGTTTCGACGAGCACGACTGGGACGCCGCAAAAGATATGACCGCGGATGAAACCCGCGAGTTGGCACGTGAGATCGACGAAGCTATCCGCCAAGGCGCGTTGATTGCAGGTAAGATGGGGTTGGGTGGCAACCGTGACTTCGCCGATTTGCTTGAACCGCAGGTCAACTGGCGCGAGGAACTGCGTGAGTTCATCAACTCCACCTGTGCTGGCAACGACTATTCTACATGGCGGCGTCCCAATCGTCGGTTCGTGGCGGGTGGTTACTACATGCCAAGCGGCATCAGCGAACAGGTTGGCGACATTGCCGTACTTATTGACACGTCTGGGTCCACGTATGCGCCGGGCGTGTTGCCGTCCTTCCTGTCCGAGTCCAAGTCCATCTGCGACACAGTGAAGCCGCAGCGCGTCCACATCATCTACTGGGATACCAAGGTGTGTGGCGCTGAGGTGTATACCCGCGACCAGCAAGCCAACATGATCAACTCAACCCAGCCCAAAGGCGGCGGAGGCACCATGATTGAGTGCGCCATCGACTACATGACTGAGCACAACATCAAACCACAAGCGTCGATTGTGCTGACAGACGGCTATCTGGGCGGCTCGTGGGGTCAGTGGTCCTGCCCCGTGTTGTGGTGCGTGATCGACAACAAGTCTGCCAAGCCCAGCGTGGGCAAGGTGGTTCACATCAAAACAGGAGATTTCTAATGGGATACATGAGCGAAGTGTGCCTTGTCGTGGCACTAAGGTCTAAGACACAGGCCGATGAGTTGATGGCGGTGTATGCGCTGCACCCCGCTGTGCAGAAGCATGATCTGGTCGGTGACTGGGACCGATACGTGCGGGATGACGTTGTCTTCCTTGTCTACCGTAACATCTCCATCAAGTGGTACGAGGCCTACGAACACGTACAGGGTATGGAATATCTACTCGCGCTTGCTAAGACGTTTCACGAAGAGCGCACCGACATAGGGTGGATAGAAGACGGGGCGGACAAGCCCGAAGTCACTGATGGTTTCCCTTACGCTGCGTACAAGCTGCGTATCGGTGAAGAGATGAAAGACATCGAAGAAGAAGCCCATTGCTCTCAGGATAGCCTTCAGAGCGATATCTACGACCGCGCCTACATGGAGCGGTCCATAACCATAGATTTCTAAGGAGAGAACCATGCCCATAATACCACTCAACACGTTTGACGAAGTTGCGGCGCACTACGCAGCCGTGAAGCCCCTGCGGGGTAGTAAGCACAGAGGCGACGACTTACGGCCTATAGGTAAGCGGTCTCGTAAGTGGGAGCGCGTCGTCAAGATGGACGAGAACACCTACCTGCTGACTGATGCACACTACGGCGACCCTATCTTCACATACTGGGAGCCAGAAAACGGTGTGCAGAAAGTTATTACCCGTGAGGAGCAGACCAACCTTGCGCCCATTGTATGGCGGCGGCACCCCGATGGCAGTGAGACTGTGACCGCTAGAAACGCAACGGGCGGGTGGGGCCAACACAACGCCCGCTATAGCTTTCTACAAGATTTCCTGCCCCGCGGCTTACTCTTCTGCATGAACCGTAGCGGGGACCACTACGTAGCACGGGCACTGCACCCCAACAGAGGCCACTATGCACCAGACTCAGCGTCCTACGACAACAAACACTACCTGTCGATCAGCACCACGGTGCCAAGTTATATACTAGAGGACCTCAAACAGCTCACGGCTATAAACCCCAACGGCTATCAGCTCAAATATATGAAGTGGATGACGGACGTAGATGACGGCGCGGCGGTAACCTTTAAGCGCAAGTCTGGTTGCATCTGGAGTTTTGTTGCTGGTGGTCGTCCACGCACGGTGGAACTGCCTCGTGTTATGGCCGACGTGAAGGCTCCCTATAAAGAGAAGATCGCGGCCTTTATTAACTACTGCTTCATCATGCGGCCCATGATGCAGATAAGCTGGCAGCAGCAGACCAAGTTAAATACTGAAGTTGAAGCATGGCAAGCAACCGAATCAAGATCGTGGCCAATTTGGGGCGGTATGGCGCGGCACATCCCAAACGAGACAGCGCGAGCGATGCTCGACCCTGAGCACCCAATGTATCTGCATTTTGCTTACGCGCTTATGTACGACCGAATGAGCCGCCTCCCACAAAATGACAAAGACCTCGCCAATATGAAGGCGGGCATGAATCGTTGGATCAACAAGACCTTGGGCTTTGTCACCACGGTCGTCGAAGAAAGGAAATAACATGAAACACGTAAGCGTAGCTTCGGTTAAAGTATCTTATGCGGAGGTAACAAGCGCCAGCACACAGATGGTGTGTTCTCCGCAACACCTGCGAGACTTCATGGATGCACTCACCGCCAAGATGCGAGGGGTTAAGTTTCTCTACAGGCAGCAGCATGAAGTGTATGTCTACATGGACAGCTGTCCCTACACGTTAGGGTATATCGGCTACGCCGATTACAGCGGCGGTGTTAAGTACGCGGTCTTCTCGCGGACCATTGAGAACCGCAAGTTCACTAGCAGCAGGCAAGCCTATAACATGTTAGGAAGTATCAACATCGACGTAGCGGTCCGCAACGCGCTTACCCACCTGCGTCCTTACAGCGTGGCCGAGATGGCCGCTGTGGACATAGAGAGGCTGCGTCTGTCGTACAACATGAAGGGCAGTGATTTGCGGAACTCGCGGAGCAAGTCGCACCGCATCCTATCGGATCACACAGCGTTAGCGGCAGAGCTTCGGGAGTTACTCCGTAGCGGCTATAAGTTTGACCACGCCGATTTTGCCGCACAGGCAGCGGCCTACGTCGAGGTGAGCGACCACCTACACGTGATGGAGATGCAAGAGACACGGCACTTCTTTGTCCGTGTAATCGAGGACTGGCGTGGGCAGGTCTTTCAAGTACAGGCATTGGAGCCGACTAAAGGTTCTTACTCCATGGACATGCAGGTTGCTAAGGACTTCCCGTCTACGGACACGCCCGTGGCCGAGGTGAACGAAGGCGTTCTGGGTAAGGTCAGCGTTCTCTCTATGCTGAGCGAAAATGGCTACGTTGCTGGGGTCGGCATGAAACTTACGGAGGACACATTCTATGTCCAACTTTAAAGGCGCTGCTTGGTTTGAGCGCTTCTGTGAGGCAGCTAAGCTAGCTAGGGAGGATAGGTACAAAACACCCTACAGCGTCCGTCTGCTCTACGATCAACGCGGGTACCTATGGAGAGAGCACCTACGTACATACACCGCAGCCCGCGCCACGCTGGCTCTATTAACTGTGGATAATAGTGTGTCTGAGGGTAAGTTACTTGCGCACTGGGACCCAGAAGAAGACAATATATACCGCGTTTCTATAGACCCGCTAACCCAAAAGGTCGAAGTAACATCATTCGGCATAGATTGTCTTGATACAGCAGAAGTCGGTATGTATACTAACACCTCGACCTTGCCAATATGGATGCAGGAGAAGCTGTCTGTGCTGACTATGATGTCACTGCACCCCCCAACCACCCCCGTAGAAGGTGTGGGCCAACGGATAAACGCCAACACGTACTGGCTAACAAAAAAGGAGAACGACAATGGCTGATACGCCAGAGAAGAAAGTTAAGACACAGCTTACTAAGCAGCTTAAAGCCTTGGGGGCCTACTACTTTTACCCCGTGACAGGCGGATACGGTATGGGTGGTTTGCCCGACGTGATCTGTTGCTACAAGGGCAGGTTCTTTGGCTTCGAATGTAAGGCCAATGGGAACAAGACAACGATGCTGCAAGACATGAACATAGAGGCTATCCGCAAGGCGGGTGGCTTTGCCATCGTTGTCAATGAAGAGAACGTAGGGGTGATGACCGAGTACATCGTGGGGGCAACTAATGATCCCGCTGAATGACATGAAACCTAAGCACGTGCTGTCCTTGTATCGTATCGGCAGGGCCAAGGGCCGTGGGTTGGAACCGTTCCTTAAGCACCCCCGCGACATGATTGAGTTGCGTAAGAAGGTGCAGCGCCTACAGCGCAGCAAGAAACTGGTGTCGAATTGATCCCGCGCCGCTTTGCCGAACACGCAAAGTACCTAAAAAAACTTGGGGTTGACCTCGTCGGGGTCAACTTCACTGGCAAGACACACGTAAAAATGCGGGTCGCACGTGGGGACAACCGAAGGTTCTTTATCGTAAGCAACACGTCGTCAGATCGGCGTAGCTTTTTGAACTGGCAGGGTGACATCCGCAAATGGCTTACACAAACAAGTAAGGAGAAAAACCAATGAAGTTTCTAACTATTCTGTTGATCACGTGGATTGACGGCTCGCAATCCGGCTTTAAAATCCCGCCAGATATGCTCTGCGGCGATGTGATGGACCAAGCCATCGCGCTATCAAGAGCGCACCACATGGAATACGAAATCATGAAGTGCATCTACACGGACCAGATCATTGTGTCCCCGCGCCCACCTAAAAGACCGGAGGGTTTGTGATGAGTGACGATCTGATCAAGCGGCTGCTCGACTTAGATGATGTTGACGCATGGCCAGCCGCCGACCGCGTCAAGCAGTTGGAAGAGAGTAACAAAGAACTGACGCTGCAATTGCTTGCCGTGCATGGACAGGCCGCAGATGTGCTGGACAGGGCTGTGGTCGCAGAAGCCCGTCTCGCTAAAGCGCTGGAGACGCTGCGGTTTTATGCCGTCTTCTATAAAGACCCTTTTGGCACTCGTGCCCGCGCCGTGCTGGCTGAACTGGAGGGTGGGGAATGAAGTGGCTAATGAAAAAACTGTTTAGCAAGGAAGAAACCCTGCGCGTCTACATCACCGATAAGCGGACACCCGAACAGGAAGAGATGTTCCAAGAGCAGAAGAGTATCCAAACCCTTCTGGGTTTTGATCATGGCGATAGCCACCAAAACTGGCTGCGGATGCATCAGATCCTGCTGGATTACGAAAAACGTTTGAAGGTGTTGGAGGGGAAATGAACCATGACATAACCAAAGAGAAGGGCGGCGCTTTCGGCTGCACCCTAGCCGAGATAGACGTAGGCGACACAATAGTTTATCATGTGGGTGCATACGCTAAGGGCCCGCACAAAGCCGATGCGCTCAAAGCATACGAAGCAGGGCTATGTCTTTTATACCAACGCAAGCTGCCCGATGGGCAGTTCGCTTACACCGCCTCTAAGAAAAAGGTTAAGAAGTGAACGCTGCGCCCCTCTCCATAAAAGTAGATGGCTGACGAACGCCAAAAGCAGAAGTGGAGGGAGGCGTCTAGGCGTTACTTCGAAAAGAAGCGCGTCGAGATACTTGCAAAAGACCGAGAACGTAAGAAGAAAAAGTACGCGGATAACCCGAAGTGGCGCGAGGAGCTAAACTTCAAGAAACGCGCCAACGGCATGGGCTTCACTAAAAAGCAATGGGAAAATATGTTTGACAGCCAAGGGCGTGTATGCGCCATATGCAGATCCGAAATTTCAGGACACAAGAACGGATGGCAGTTGGATCACTGCCACAAAACTAAAAAGGTGCGCTTCATTTTGTGCACACACTGCAACCGAGGGTTGGGCGGGTTCCGCGATAACCCCGAACTACTAAGACGCGCAGCAGACGCACTGGATGAGTTCAACAAAAACAGGTTAGACGATGGCGAAGTGGAGTGAGATGATGGTTATGGGTGGATCAGTGAACGCGCCGATGGTGGAGTCTTGTCCCACTTGCAGAGATGGCGTGTGCCAGTGCGATGAACCCGCACCCAAAGCGCGGGTAGAAGGTGGCGTGGTGACGCCCGAGGGGTGGTACGCACAGCAAGAGTGGGAAGACGAAGAAATACTGTATGCAAGTAATTACCCCGACGGTAACCCGAAGACGGCCCTTGGCGAGGCAAAGCCGAAACTGAGTGACACGCCGACCATTGGTATTCAGCTTATGGGGCAGGTGCATAGCAACGGGGCGAACAAGTACGGACGGTTCAACTGGCGCGAACATGCGGTATCCTCTACTGTCTATTACGATGCGGCCCAGCGCCACCTGATGGCGTGGTTTGATGGAGAGACTATCGACCCCGAGAGCGGGCTATCGCACCTTGCCCATGTCATGGCTTGCATGAACATTCTTCTGGATGCCGAGAAGAACGGGAAGTTGAACGACAACCGCGACAAATAAAAACACGGTACGGAGAACCAAGATGGATGTCTACACGCTAGACTTCGAAACCTATTATAGTCAGACGTTTTCGCTGTCAAAGATGACGACCGAAGAGTATGTCCGCAGCCCCGAGTTCGAGGTCATTGGCTTGGGCATCAAGTGCAACAATGGGCCAACGTACTTCTACCCCAAGCACATGGTCGGTCCGGTTTTGCGCGAGATCGACTTCTCTGCCGCGGCTATTCTATGTCACAACACTATGTTTGATGGGGCGATCCTGTCATGGCAGTATGGGGTGCGCCCCAAAGTTTGGCTTGATACCCTGTGCATGGCGCGTGCAATTCACGGCACCGAACGCGGCGGTAGCCTCAAAGCATTGGCTATTCAGTATGACATTGGAGAGAAAGGCACCGAGGTGCTGAACGCTTTGGGGAAGCGCTACACCGAGTTCACTATGGATGAGCTATCGGCTTATGGCAGTTACTGCGCCAACGATGTGGACCTTACCTACAGGCTCTTTAACATAATGGGGAAAGACTTTCCTAAGAACGAGTTGAAGCTTATTGATCTGACGTTGCGGATGTTTCTACAGCCTACGCTGGGGTTGGACCGCCTCCTTCTGGAGAAGCACCTCGAAGATACCGTGGCAATGAAAGCTGCGTTGATGCAAGAGGCGGGCATCGCAGACAAAGTCGAACTCATGTCCAATCAGAAGTTTGCCACGTTGCTTAAGGGGTTTGGCGTTACACCACCGACAAAGGTTAGCCTGACCACAGGTAAGGAAACGCTAGCAATGGCGAAGTCCGACGAGGCTTTTAAGGCGCTGGCCGAACACGAAGACCCACGGGTGCAAACGCTGGTTGCCGCACGGCTGGGCAACAAGTCTACGTTAGAAGAAACACGTACCCAACGCTTCATAGATATCTCGAGCCGTGGTCTCTTGCCTGTCCCCGTGCGTTATTACGCTGCCCATACGGGCCGCTGGGGCGGAGACGATAAGATCAATCTCCAGAACCTACCAAGCCGCGGACCCAACGCTAAGAAGTTGAAGCGCGCTATTGTCGCGCCCGAAGGCTTTACCATTGTCGAAGCCGATTCCGCCCAGATAGAAGCCCGCACCCTTGCATGGCTAGCAGGACAGGCTGATGTGGTCGCGACATTTGCGGCCAAGGGTGATGTCTATAAGAAGATGGCTGCAAAGATTTACCGCATAGCCGAAACCGACGTTACTAAGGACCAACGCCACGTGGGTAAAACTACAGTGCTAGGCGCGGGCTACGGCATGGGTGGGGAGAAGTTTCAAGCTGCCCTCAAGAACGGTTTCCCGTCTGTTACCCTGCCGTTGGCCGAGTGTAGGCGCATCATAGAGGTCTATCGCGAAGCTAACTGGGCCATCGCCGACCTGTGGAAGCGGGCGGGCACCATGCTGGCGTATCTTGCGCGGGGAGATGAGGTGCCGTTTGGCTGCAACAACTTGCTGGTACCTGACCACACTGTTCCCGGTGTACGCCTTCCCAATGGCCTGTATATTCGTTACGATGGCTTACAAGCGCAGCAGGGGGAGAAGGGTGTCGAGTATGCCTACTACACCCGCAAAGGGCCTAGCCGTATCTATGGAGGTAAGGTAATTGAGAACGTGACACAGGCACTTGCACGTATTATCATAGGCGAGCAGATGCTTCGCATTTCTAAGAGATACCGCGTAGTCTTGACTGTACATGACAGTATCGTGTGTTGTGTGCCTGATGAGGAAGCCGAAACTTGCCGTGCTTACGTCGAGGATTGTATGCGTTGGACTCCCGCATGGGCTGAGGGTCTGCCCATTGACTGCGAAACGGGTGTGGGTAAAAATTACGGGGACTGTGGATGACCACCGAGAAGAAACTACCCGCGTGGTCTTTCTCTGGCCTTAAGTCCTTTCTGGGCTGTGCTAAGAAATACTACCATCTCAAGGTGGTTAAAGATTATTCAGAGCCGACATCCGAAGCCATGCTTTACGGGACTCAGTTTCATCTGGCCTGTGAAGAGTACGTGCGTGACGGCAAGCCACTTCCGGGTCGTTTCGGCTATATGCAACATACACTAGACGCGTTACTGCGTAAGCCCGGCGAGAAGCTGTGCGAGCAGAAGTTTGCGCTAACTGCAAACCTTGAACCTTGTGGGTTCTTCGAGGAGGAGTGTTGGTTCCGTGGTATCGCGGACTTATTGATCCTGAACCATGAGACAGGCACAGCGTATGTTGTAGACTATAAGACAGGCAAGAACTCCAAGTATGCCGACACGGGCCAGCTGGAACTTATGGCCCTCGCAGTGTTCGCGCACTACCCCGAGATTAAGCGGGTTAACGCAGGGTTGCTATTCGTTGTGCCCAAACAACTTATACCTGCCAAGTACACAGTCGAAAACGTGCCTAGTCTGTGGCGCAAGTGGTTAGCCGATTATGCCAAACTGGAGAAGGCCCATGAAACTGGAGTGTGGAACGCTAGCCCAAGTGGCCTATGCCGAAGGCACTGTGTTGTGTTAGAATGTCCGCATAACGGGAGGACTTAACCATGCCTTACACGAAATCGCCTCGCCCCTACGGCCACGAGTATGAGATGCAAAAGGCGCGGGGCGAACACCCCGACCGCATGGAGCGCCAGAAGGCGCGGCGGGCCCTAGACAAGAAGGGCGTGGACCGCGCTGGTAAAGACGTGAGCCACAAGAAAGCCTTGGCCAAAGGCGGCAGCAACAAAGATGGTTACATCCTTGAAAGCCCTAAGAAAAACCGCAGCCGTAACGGGCACAAACCCGGCGAGAAAAAATAAAAATAACTGGAGAATCCGATGAAGATCATCGACGGCAAAGCGCTGCTTCTGAAGCTGCGCAGTCCTAAACAGGTTACCGCGGTTATCCCCAAGAGCAAAGAAGTCAGCCCTACCGAGGTGCTAGTGAACTGGGGGGTGCCAGAATCTCTGACACTTAAGTCGTTGAACATCAAAATCCCTGCGCCGATAAACGGGCGGTACGACTGGCCGGGCCAATACAGGCCGATGGATCATCAACGCACCACAGCAGCTTTTATGACTATGAACCCGCGGTCCTTCTGCTTCAATGAGCAGGGTACAGGTAAGACAGCTAGCGCGATTTGGGCCGCAGACTTCCTAATGAAGCAGGGCGTAGTCAAGCGGGCCGTGGTGATCTGCCCTCTGTCAATTATGGACAGCGCGTGGAAGTCCGACATCTTCTCCGTGGCGATGCACCGCACAGTAGGGATCGCACACGGCACGTCAGAAAAGCGCCGCAAGATCATCGCCATGCAGCCTGACTTCCTTATCATAAACTACGACGGTGTGGAGATTGTGGCCGAAGACATTGCTGCAGCGGGCTATGACCTGTTTATTGTAGATGAAGCTACACACTATAAGAACGCGCAGAGTAAGCGCTGGAAGGTGCTGAACAAGCTGGTAAAGCCTGACACGTGGCTTTGGATGATGACGGGTACTCCAGCGGCGCAAAGCCCTGTAGACGCCTACGGGCTGGCTAAATTGGTAAACCCTGTGGCTGTGCCCCGCGCCTTCGGGTCGTTCCGTGACATGGTGATGATCAAGATGTCGCAGTTTCGGTGGGAGCCAAAGCCGACCGCGGTCTCTACTGTACATCGTGTGTTGCAACCCGCAATTCGCTTTACCAAGGAAGAGTGCCTCGACTTGCCCGCTATGGTGTACGTCAAACGGCAGGTGGCGCTCACCCCCATGCAGAAGAAATATTACGACCGCCTCAAGGCCATGATGGTTATGGAAGCAAGCGGCGAGATGGTTACGTCGGTGAACGCCGCGGTTAACATGAACAAGCTACTGCAAATATCTTGTGGCGCGGTCTACACCGACGAGGGTGCCGCCTTGGAGTTTGACATCAGCCACCGCTACTCAGTGCTACGCGAAGTCATCGACGAAAGCAGCCAGAAGGTTCTGGTCTTCGTTCCGTTCCGCCACACGATCACTATCCTAGCAGACAAACTACGGGCTGACGGCATCCCGACTGAAATCATCAACGGCTCCGTGCCTGTAAACCAGCGCACCGACATCTTTAAGCGGTTCCAGACGCAGAAAGACCCACGGGTATTGGTGATCCAGCCACAGGCAGCAGCGCATGGTGTGACCCTTACTGCGGCAAACACTGTGGTTTGGTGGGGCCCGACTTCTTCGCTAGAAACATACGCACAGGCTAACGCCCGCGTTCACCGTTCTGGTCAGAAACACCGTTGTACTGTGGTGCAGCTAGCGGGAAGCCCTGTTGAGAAGCGTCTGTACAAACTTCTTGATAGTAAAATTGACGTTCACTCAAAGATTGTAGACCTTTACAAAGAGTTGCTTGACTAACAAAGCAAACAGCAATAAACACAACAATACAGCAATGGAGAACAACATGGCCGAGAACACAGTCTCTGTCGAAGGCTTAACCCGTACCTACTTGAAAATTCGTGATGCACGGGCCGAGTTGAAGGCAAAGTATGAAGCGGAAGAAAAAACCCTAGCCGAAGACCAGAACAAGGTTAAGGCGGCGCTTCTGGACTACTGCAAAGAGAACAGTATTGAAAGTGTACGTACAAACGCCGGACTGTTCTACCGCACCGTGGCAACGCGCTACTGGACTAACGACTGGGAGTCGTTCCATAAGTTTGTTGTGGAGCTCGAGGCTCCCGACCTGTTGGAGAAACGCATTAACCAATCCGCCATGAAAACCTTCTTGGAGGAAAACCCCGAAAAAGTACCTCCGGGTCTGAATGCTGACTCGAAGTACACAATCTCTGTGAGGAAGAAATGAGCACTGAAAACCCCCCATCGCCCTACGTTGCTATTGAAGATGTCGCTAAGTACTTTTCTGTGTCGATATCGACTGTGCGCGCTTGGCTTCGTCAAGGCTACATCCCCAAAACTACCTACATTAAGGTTGGAAATACTTATCGTTTCCACCTCGCGGCAGTTGTCGAACACCTCACAACTGTTGTAACTTCGGAATCCGCGGATGACACAACCCAACCCGCTTAAGATCGTGAAGGCTGCGACGACACAGCGGCCACAAAACTGAATGGAGAACGATGTGACTGATATGACCCTCTTCAAGGGCAACGCCCTTGCCAACAGCGACCTCTTTAAGTCGTTGCAAGATATGAACAAGACCCTCGCTGGCAGCGCTGGCGGGTCTAGCAAGCGTATTAGCGTCCGTGGGATGCGCTTTCGTGAATACAACGGCGGCGAGCAAGTCAACGTGTCAAAAGAAGATTGGCTGAACCTTGTCATCGTGAACGCAGCGCCGATCTCTCGTACCTACTACGAGGGTGCATACGATCCTGAAAACCCTACGCCGCCAAAGTGCTGGTCCACAGATACGCAGGGTCCTTCTAAAGATGTTCCTGTTGAACAACGCATGGCTCCCACGTGCGCTGCCTGCAAGATGAACATTAAGGGTTCAGGCCAAGGCGAAAGCCGCGCTTGCCGCTTCGCGCAGCGTCTGGCGGTTACACTGGAGGGTAAGCCTAGCGACGTTTACCAACTGCAACTTCCGGCGACCTCGGTCTTCGGGGAGCAAAAAGACGGCAAGATGCCGATGCAAGCGTATGCTAAGTTCTTGAACTCGCACAACACGCCCATCATTGCGGTCGTGACCCAAGTCTACTTTGACGTAAATGCCGAAACGCCCAAGCTGTTCTTCAAGCCTGTGCGCCCGCTGACCGGAGAAGAACTAAACGCGGCAGTGGCTGCAAAAGATAGCCCCGAAGCTATTAAAGCAATCACGCTGACTGTGTCACAGACTGACGGTGTAAGGGCTAAGGACAGCCCCAAAGCCACCGCTAAAAAGGCTGCTCCGGTTGAGGATGATGGAGAAGTCATCGAAGAGCCGAAGAAGACCGCAACCAAGAAGGCCGCACCGGAAGTCGTAGATAGCGAGCTTGCGTCTATTGTATCGGACTGGGACGACGAATAAAACTACGGCATACTGCCCCGGTCCGCATAGTGTGGGTCGGGGTATTTTTATTTAGAGTGGCGGTACAATGGAAACGAAGAAATTCCTGACGCGTACTCTGGGGAACGATGGTTACTACTGCGTGTTTGCGGCACGTGAAGGACGCAAGCTACAGAAATTCTATCCAACTCTAGATGCGGTGGTCAGCGCGGCGACTAATTTCGACAGCGAAGGCTACGACACCTATTTTGCACTTGCGACGTTCCAAGACGATACGGCGCGTGTACGTGATAATGTACGCCAGATGCGCTCGTTCTATCTTGATCTGGACTGCGGCCCTGAGAAAGAGTTTGCCACCCAAGAGGCGGCGATCAAGGAACTACGGGGCTTCTGTAAAGATCTTAGTCTGCCTCGTCCAACCATGGTAAACTCTGGCAACGGGGTTCACATCTACTGGAATCTCAAAGAGCCTGTGAGTTTAGCCGAGTGGGCCCCTTACGCACAACGCCTAAAGAACTTGTGCAAAGAGAAAGACTTCAAGGCGGATATCAACGTTACAGCCGATGCAGCCCGCATACTGCGAGTTCCCGGCACACATAACTATAAGCGGGGAGAACAGAAGCCCGTGGTGCTGCTTGGCACCCTGTCTGACCCCGTCGAATTTGACGCCTTTACTGCGCTCCTTGGTTCCGACCCCGCCCCAATGTTCCGGCCTTCTACAGTGCCTATGGAGCGCAATGCAGTTATGGACGCCCTGCTGGGCAACCGCGAGAGCGTGTTCAAGAAGATTGTCAT